AGTAAATACTCTTTCCAGAAATTTGAAAATCACACACTCCGTGAAGATGACCCCTTCGGATACATCAGCCAGCTTAGTTCCTATGTATATGCAGGTAAAGATGATCCTTTGGTGACTAATAAAACCACTGGTGTATTCCTCGTAGTGCAGAAAGATCGCTTTAAGCTTTGCCTTGATACCTATGACTTTACAGAAGAGCTTAAGGTTAAGGCAGAGGAAATGGAAGCTGCTAAAGCCCTTGTTAAGGGTAGCATTCCTGATGAACGTATTCCCCCCGTACCTCAGTCCAAGACCAGTCCAAACACTATGCTGAGTGTTGGCTGCTCTTACTGTGAATTCCGCAAAGACTGTTGGCCAAATGTACGTACGTTCGCTTATAGTTCTGGACCATCACATTTGGTGGATGTAGTAACCACACCTAAGGTTACAGAACTGATTGGTTACCATGGGTAAAGGTATTACAGTAGCTGCTCGAAAAGCTAAAGGTAGAGCTTTGCAACAACTGGTGAGGGACTCCATCTTGGAGTCTTTTCCACTTCTGGAAGCTGATGACGTAAAAAGCACAGCTATGGGTCAGGGAGGTATGGATGTTCAACTTTCTCCTGCAGCAAAGAAGTTTTTTCCTTATGCAGTGGAGTGCAAACGTAATAAAAGTTTTGCTGTGTATGGTCCCTATGAACAAGCATCAGCTAATAGTGTAGGACTTCAACCCCTACTTGTTATCCAAGGAGACAGGAAGAAACCCTTGGTTATGTTAGACTTGCAACACTTCATGGAGCTTGTAAAGAAATGACACAACAGTTTCTAAAGGTGTGGCACATACTGTCTGGACCATACCACAGAGATGAGGTAGGTGAAGCTCCAGACGACCTAACCCTTAATTACATGCTTCTCTGTAAGTAAGAACTCCGAGAAGAGGTTAAAGATCAGGAGTTCTGGTTTGAGACCTTTGAAGAAACCCAAGATTGGATGAAACACTTTCAGTCTAGTATTGAACCTATTAAAATTCCTGTGAGGTGGGTATGACAAAGATGAAGGTCTTCTTCGCTACTGCATGAAGAATAAACACTGGTCTGTGTTTGAAATGTCCAATGCAGTTGTTGAAGTACAATCCACCCGTGATATTACTCGACAGCTCCTTCGACACAGAAGCTTCTCCTTCCAAGAGTTCAGTCAAAGGTACTCAGACGAAATTGAGATCACAGACCGAGACTTCCGTAGCCAAGACGTGAAGAACCGTCAGAACTCTTTGGATAACTTTGATTCTGGACTAAAAGATACCCTTACTTCCACAACATCTGCTTTGGCTATGCAGATCAAAGTCATGTACAACACACTGCGGGAATTGGGTGTTGCTAAAGAGTGTGCCCGTGTTATCCTACCAGAAGGCATGACCATGAGCCGTCTGTATGTCAATGGTACCCTACGTTCTTGGCTGCACTACCTTGAAGTTCGGGATGATCCCGGTGTGACACAGAAAGAGCATGTAGATCTTGCGAGGGCCATTAAAGACTGCCTTGCTCCCGCGTTCCCAAAGATCTTCAACCTAAAGGATAACTGAGATGAAAGCTGATATTGTAGGCTCAACCGTAAATCTGGTTGCGCACTTCCTCATTGCAATGATGGAGCAGATTGAGCAAGAGGCTAACCCCGACGAAGTAGACTTCTACGACGCCATTAGTCAAGTGTTGGGGAATATGCTTGAAGGGGAAGACCTTCTTCAGCTTGAAGATCGGGTAATTAACCCAGCTTGGGTAGAAATTCTTGCTACTTCGCGGGGTAAGTAAGTGGCCAAAAAACTAGACACACTAATTTATGACATCAACCAAGTCCTTTTGGGTGTGGGGGGTTGGGACAATGCCGCAAGCCACTTCCTCGGAAAACAGATTGCAGACGTAGCAGAGCAACGATTTTCTACCCCACCCGAGCCTCGTAAGTTTCTTTCGTTGTCGTCCATTGGAACACCTTGCAAGCGTAAGCTGTGGTACAAGGTAAATCAACCAGAGCTTGGGGCACCACTAAGTCCAGAAGCCCTTGGCACTTTCTTTTACGGAGACCTTCTTGAAGCTCTTGTCATTGCACTGGCTAAGGCGAGTGGACACGAGGTTACTGGGGAACAGGACACTCTTGAGGTTCATGGGATCAAGGGTCATCGAGATTGTGTGATTGATGGTGTGACTGTAGACGTTAAGTCAGCAAGTAAATACTCTTTCCAGAAATTTGAAAATCACACACTCCGTGAAGATGACCCCTTCGGATACATCAGCCAGCTTAGTTCCTATGTATATGCAGGTAAAGATGATCCTTTGGTGACTAATA